AGTTGCTAGGGTGGCAACAACTAAAGCGCGGGGAGTTCCTACAACGTCACTTACAACACTCATACGAGTAGAGGCTGTATTTGTTGCGCCGAGGGTGAGGGTGCCGTTGATGGTCTGGTTAGCGCTGAGGGTAATTATCTTTTGCAGCGCGTTTGTGGATACGTTTAGGTCGAAAAAGGCATTTTCGCCAGTCACTGCAACTGAACCAATAGACGCAGCGGTAGAGCTAAAAAGAACGTTGTAGAATGTTTGTCCACCACCAGCGAAAGTCATTGACCCGTTAGAACAATTGATTGTAGATATACCAGCATTAAACGTAAGATTGGTAGCAGCTAGGTTAACTGGCGTAGTTCCAGAGCAAGTGATTGCCGAAGCGTTTAGTTTTATTGTTCTTGCGTTTGTGGTGGTTGTAGAAGCAAAACTATTTAACGTCATTGCAAACCCGCCGGTATCAAACGTACCCGCAAGGATGTTAGGGGAGCCTCCACCTGTAATAGTCAAATTACTACCAAGAGTCCAATACCCATTGACTCCGTTAAATCTTACAGTCAGCCCAAGCAACGTAACATTGTTGGTAGTAAATGTCTTACCTGAAGATGTAGCTAGGAAATTTAAAATAGAACCCGCAGCGCTGCTAAAAGCCACTCCCGTAGCCGCATTCAGCCAGCTACCATGCACGTTAAGAACTGAAGGGGTTGCTAAGTATGTTACGGTTACAGTGCCCGTAGCAGGGCCAGAGATGCTTATATCAAGACAAGTAGAAGCCGTTCCAATCGTAACTATATAGCTGAAGCCCCATGCCGCGCTATTAAAAATAACATTGTCCGCAGACGTAGGCACACTAGCACCAGCAGCGCCACCAGACGTAGCAGACCAATGCGTTGTTGTAGCATCCCAAGTACCGTTGCCACCTACCCAGTATCTATCTGCCATTCCGAACCCCTAGATTTAAGCGATACGGATCAGGGCTGTAGAAGCGGCGGCGGCGGGCATCTGGACTGTGAAAGTACCACTTGTGACAGTCTTGTCTGCGCCAAAGTCAAGTACTGCGATAGCCGCATTAGAGCGAGTACTGTCGTAAATCAACGCCCCACGGGCTGTAAATGTTGCCGTAGTCCAAATAGAGTTACTAAAGGTAATCCAAGCAGTCCCCGGAGAGGTGGCATCGTAGCTAATCACCTTACCAGTCAACGTATTACCACCGATGGTGTACCCAGTACCTACAACTTCAAAAGCACCTTGCCCCGTTGTTGGGACATAAACGGTAGTTGTATTGTCCAAAGTAGCCAAGTTGGTATACAGCGCGATCTTCATCGTGTCTGCCAAGGGGGTATATGTACCCGTCAAGAAGCCAACCTTGGCTGAAGTGCAGAAAGCGTTACCTGTAAAAGCCATGATAAATCCTGTTTGTTAAAGTACTTGAGTACGAAGCTGCCCACTACGGTACGCATCTTGACGTAGCTTACCGTCACCAAGACTCTTGAGCAGGGTAAGGGATTGCTTGTATTGGTCAGCATACATAGCCACCATATCGGCTTCACCCTTCATAAACCGGATCGCCTCAACCATCACTGCGTTAAACAGCGCTGAATCAAAGTTTTCCCCAAGCCAAGAAGTATACGGCGCTACCGTAATGCTCACAGGGTAATAGAAGTAATGAAGCTCAGCAGTCAGCCCAGCGTTCGGTGTAGGGCCGAGGATTATTGTGAGTTCTTCCAGAGTAGCGCTGTCAGGGCCAAAGATTGCGTAGTACTTAGGAGTCCCAGTGTCCGTAGTCGGATTAGGGTACGCCTCCCGGATGAAGTTAACATCCTTGTTCAGTAAGTACGAATACGCCCCATCAGCCCCCACCACTGCCAAACTAAAGACAGAAAGGAAGTCCGTAGGTAGCGCTAGGTACTTGTTTGTAGCTGTAAGACTACCAATAACGTTTTTACGCAGCGAAGGCAACTGCACCGAATTGTAAATCTTCTGCTCAGCCAACTGGGTCATCGTGGCGAAGTCAGTTGCTGTGAACGTGTTTTCGCAGTAATCCTCAACTGCGGTTTGCAATTCAGTGTAGTTCATGCTTTACGCCATTGGGCCTCTTGAGTACAAACCCTTAGTAGCTGCACCAGTTCCACGCATCTTGATGCCGGTAGACTTAGTTGGCTCATTACCCGCTGACTTGCTAGTCGCACCGACAGACATATCGAGGGCTTCAACTTTGCTGCGGTTCACCCCTTTACCGGGGTTGGCTTCTGCTTTTACTGTCTTACCCGACATAGTATGGGGTTTAGCGTAAACAGCAGCAGAACCAACTTCTTTGCCGCCCATTTTCTTGCTGAACTTAGCCATGATCAATCTCCTTGATTCTTAGCGCGGGACATATTCCGCCCGTACTTCATGCGGTCATCGGTGGTTGGGCCACCCTTTTTGAGCTTCAAAGCTGTGCCTTTGCCGCCTTTATGCGCTTGAGCATCGTGCTGCTTAAACGCTTTCTTGACCATGGCCTTGTCTTGGGCCATGTCACTTTTCATACCTTCTTTAGCCATGATCATTCCTTATGTAATCGTTACGGTGACTATACCAATAGAACCAATAGGTGCCAATGGGTTGGGGGTTAAAACAGCATCAAACAAACTTGACCCGCCTACCGGGTTCCATCCCCAAAAGATGTTTCGGCTACCACCACCTAGATAACCTGAAGAAAGAAGGCCAGAAGTGACATAACTACGATCAGGACGGGGATTACGAACGGCTTGCGGATCATCAACTGGGTACATCCCTAAGAGCAATTGGGGGTGGTCAGCTTCCCAACATTCATTACAAACCAAAACTTGAATAGCTTTGGTCTTGACTACCAACCCTTTAAGGTCTTTTAACTTAAAGCGAAAGCCACACCGATCACACTCTGATATGGCCTTCCTACCAGCGGTGAATCTGTTACCCATGCTGTGCTACTAGCTAATGAACATCTGACGAGGGACGAAACGAACCGCCGCCTTTTCACGATCTTCGCCCGCAGCCATCTCCCATGCAGCATCGTACTGAGCCTGAAGCATCTGCGCCCGCTCTAGTCCACCGGGGACTTTCAAAGCTAGGTAAGAAGCCAAGCCCGCAATCATGCAGGGGAGGAACCGGAAGGGAACATCCATCGTATTCACACCGTTACCCGCATCCTGAAGCCTACGCAGCCGCCAGTATACGAACGTATAGGTCTGAACATTATCCGGAATAGGCCAAACAGTGATGGTAGGAATGGGGGAAATCCGGTCAATATAGACTTGAATCGGTCTAGCTTGAGTCAGCTTATTAGGGATCGTGGCATAGGTAGACACGCTAATACGGGTAATGTTTAAGTCAGCTTGGGTAGAAGCTGAACCCGCCCCCGTCCTGACTACATGCTCAAGAAGGTCAACAGTATCCGCAGGGAGGGAGTACGTAGCAGTTCCGGGGACTAGAGTGATCGAGCCACTGTCAACAGTCCAGAGATTAACACCACGGTTAGCCCAGTCGGCAAACAAAAGGTTCAGCGACCGCCTAGCAGTCCGCATGTCATAACCAGTCCGAAGCTCCGCACCGCAGCGCTCAAACGCCTCTTCAACAATCTCAGAAAGATCGAGGTTAAAAGCTGTAGTACCGGAGGTTGTCATTTAGCAATTCCACGCCCTAAGGCTTTTGTTGATACGACTATTCGGGTCTTTGGCTGTCTTCTCAGAAGTCAGCTTCTTCTTCATTCCGGTCATCCGGGCACAGAACGACTTCTTACGTGGGCCACCTTCTGGCTGCGGAGCCTTCAACCCCGGCTTATCGGGATTAGCTTTATTATAAGAAGCCCGTCCAGCAGCATTCAAGCCACCTTCAGGGTTCTTACCTTCCTCTCGCTGCCATGCGGGAGAACCGCCCGCAGCAAACTTCTTTGCCTTGGGCATCTTGGCTGGGTTGATATCCCCCATACCACGACTGGCTCTCACCGCATCATCCCACGGGTTTTACCCCGCTGAGCGCAACCGTCACCACGGGTAACTGAACCGCCCTTGGCGTACTTCTTGACCTTACCGCCATGCTTCATGCCCCCATCAGGGTTCATGGAATTTTTAGCAGCGGCGTCATACGCGCGGCCCATAGCAGCACGTTTTTCCCGGTCTTCTGCAATCATGCGAATACGCCTTGTAGCTGCGTCTTCTGGAGCCGAAGCTGCTGAAGCAGGACGGGCAGGGCGGGCAGGGAGCATAGGGAGTTTAGTAGCCATTAGCACTTCCCCCCTTTCATCATAGTGACGTTCTTGCCTTTGGTCTTACCGCGCTGGGCAATACCGTCGATGCTCCCGCCCTTGGCGTACTTCTTAGCATCGCCGCCCTTTTCCATCGGCATTTCTGCTTTAGCTCCGGCTTTTTTCTTAGCCATCATTGCCATAAATCCGGAATTCATTTTGGAAGCCATAGTATCACCGCCTTTTGAGAATTTGTGGCCCTTATCGGCCTTGATGAAATCAGAACCTACGTTCTGGGGAATTCCCGCCTTCTTAGCAAAAGCAGGGTTATTGGCAACTGCCGCCATAAAGTTGTGTTGCTTCTTGCTGGTAGAAGGCATTACTTCTCGTCGTCAATGCGACGACCACCTGTTTTACCCAAGATGCGTTGTACCGTTTCAGTCTCGTAGATACGAATCAAAGTCCACAGAACTGTTAGGAACGCCGCGAAGGAAGGGAGCATATCAACGAGAGTACCAACTACAGTGAGTATAGAAACTACGTCGATTATATGCTTGGTAGCTTCGTCTAGATGGGCAATAGGGTCGTTCATATTATAACCATGCCCTTACTGGGGTGTTAACTTGCACAACGAACTTATCAAGCTCTGGGGCTTCTACAACGTGCCGCACGTTTACATGCCATCCGTCTAGCGGGGCTGTCTCAGGCATATCACCAACCATCTTGCCCGTAGGCTTGTAGATCACACCAATAACGTCAATGGCATTGTACTTAGGAACCTTGAACGTTTCAACAACATCACCCTGCACTTCGGTCTGCTCAGTAAACAACACTGCGTCAGCCTTGGCTTGGTCTGCAAATTTGAGTAGGTAGTCGATCATGTTGTTTTCTTGTTAGGTGGTGATGGTCTGTAGCTCAACATCGCTTAGACGACGGGGGTAGTAGGTGATCTGTTGGATGTAGCCGTTAAGAAAGTTGCCATTGCCCGTCCAGTTAGAACCTAAATACATGCGATCAACAGTTGGCACCGTTCCAGATGTGTCTGTTCTTGCGGTTCGACCATCCAGCGATTCCGCAAAATCGGCTGTCTTGTATGCAAGCGCATCTTTGATTACAACCGATGGCGTCAACCCACCAAATGTTGCTATGGTGCCAGTTTGATTCACGCCGCCAACAAGCACGTTTGCACCGCGATAAGAAGTGGAACTAACAAAATTTCCGTAAATGCTTTCGTTAAACGTGTTGTTGCTTAGTGCATGAGTTAACCCATTCGCAGTGCCAAAGCTGCTAGCTGTAACAAACACCGTACCCTCAGTTTGGTTGTACCAAGGACTAAGGGTATTTATAACCGCCACATCGGCACTGCGAGTGGTGGCTACTGAGGCTGTTGGGATAACGGATGTTGCGAAAGCACCGAGTTCAAGCTGGGGGAGGCCAAAACGGAGAGTTACGTCAATGGCTACGCCGGAAGCAAAGGTCATTACGAAAGC